GAGCACGACGTCTGGCCTGAATCTCCGTAGAGATATGGAACGGCCATAGGGGATCACTCCCCTGAAGTGTCTGATTCCGTCGCCTGATCGACTACCGTCCGGGAGTTTAACCCCGTGTGGGTCGCCAAGGCGGCTGTTCCAGTATGCTTCGTCGTCGTGAATGACGGAGTCCCCGAGGTCTTCAGGGCCTCTACACCTGCGGAGGTCACTAGGTAGTGGCTCCAGAGCACGGTGCCAAGCACGGCTAAAAGCGCGGCGGCCACGATCATCATAAAGGTGATCACGGCCCAAGCGCCTAATACCGTTTGCAAGGGCAATCCATTGTGTCGGTTCATTTAATTCTTCCTGTAAAAAATAGGGTCGAACATCAACCCCATGGAAGTAATCACCGCCACAGCTCTCCCGAAACGGACCATCAATGAACGTTTTCTTTGTGTTCACCTGGTATCCGAAGAAGGGCAGTATGACCAGTAAGTCACGGGCCACATCAGGGTGACAGATAATATCGTAGCCATACACTGAAAGGTCAGTGCCGAGCTGTGAAGGCAAACCGCGGATTTCGCAGCAAGTCTTCACTAATGCGGTCAGAATAACCGTCATTAACTCGAATGTGAAACCATTCCCCATAGAGGAGAATTTTTCAAGACTATACCAGTTGTCATTTAGACGCGTAAACTTGCTTCGTAATGAATCAAGAAGCAAGAACCAGTCCTCACCAACTAACAGTTGGATCAGAGCGGTCACTTGTCTATCGCTCGCATCAGATAAGTCGATTGTGGCTTTGTTGCCACGAAGGGAGCCCTCGCGGGCTAATTCCTTATGTCGACTCTCAGCATCGTAGAGATCATACTTGAATTTACGCAGCAAACGCTGCTTCAAGTACGTGCCTATGGCAAGTTGCCAGTACACGTTGATACTCGGTTCGATGCATATGCCTCGTTCCTTGAGAGCGTCTTTCGGGACGCTATCGAAACGGTTACCTCTAACCGTTTGAGGTGAGGCATAGGCTGATTGCACGCAGCGGCCCCACGCCGTCTCCCAGAAGAATGGGAGTAGGTCGCGAGCTTCCTGCGTGATGGTTGGCACTGATGACATTTTGTCTGGCACGGTAGACCGTGCAGCACTGTCTGCGAAGGTCGAGCCACTACCATGCCTCCCATCAACTCCTTGCGGAATTGGACCCAGAAGGGTCTTTACATTTTTCCGCCATTTCTCAATGAAAGGAAACAGCGCTTCGTCCTCTGGTGTCAAACCAGTGTTGTGGACGAACTTGTAAAGTCGGAAGTTGGTTATGGCATTCTCGCGCTCTAAGCTTAGGAATTTCTCCTTAGCATCTCTTTTCTTGTCAAGCCCCGGAATGTTAAACCCCGGGTATTTGCGCAAGAAACTAACAACTACATAATCGTAGTAGAAAGAGTAAGCGTGAGTATAGGCTGCGGGATCAACTTTCATGGAAGTCAACCCACCCCAATCAGACTTCATCGCAAGCGCGAGAGCGGTCTGTGAAACAGGGGTACCCACCTCGAGGCAAATGGCCTCGAAAATGCGAATCAATTGCTGATCAGCATGCATGATTACGTCCTTTCGGCTACGTTAAGTAGCGGAGGTCTGAGTATTGAACAGGCTCTTTACGAGAGCCGAGTTCACCAGCGATGCGAAGTAGGCGGTGTTATCCGCCAACTTGGTGTCCGGGAGAGATTCCGGCACGGTCACATCCAGGTTCCACGGGTTATAGGCCACAATGGTGGGAACACCATTGATGGTTTCGACCTGCGGCACCATAAGCTGGACAACGATCTTGCGGCCCGGCTTTTCCTTGTTGTTGCTCTTGCGAGCAGTGACAGAGAAAGTCGGACGTTGGGACCGCGTAGTGGCCAACGAATTGGCCATCCAGACCGCTGGCGTATTATCGCCAGAGGACGGTGAGACAGCGTTAAAAGTAACGTTCGCAGCGGCTGCATTAGTTGCCGTGATGTCTGAAATAGAAGGCATGTTGATACTCTTTAATGTGATTTGAGGTAACCGCTCAGCAGCGCAATTGCTGTTGCTGCACGAGCGATTGACTTGATCCCTGTACCTGAGCGCGATTTGAAAGACGGAATGGTAAGACATACATTCGTCGTTCGACGCATCAGATACCCTTCGGTGGTCCGAGTGTACCCGTAGGGTCCACCCATAACATCGGAGGTCGTTGCGGTTGCGTAATCTGCTCTTTGAAGTTCAGAGCAGGACCACCCCACGAGGTCAGTGTATGACTCGAGGAAGCGGCCGACTGGGAGAAACCAATCGATCACAAATGAGAACGGGACAAGTTCCCAAGCAAGCAAAGCCGGGTTAACTACACCTAGCTGATTCGCAACGTAAGCGTTCGGGTTGGTGATTTGCACGCGGCCTTGCAGCCTCGTGAAAGCCTTCATCGAGTAGTCTCTCCACGTCGGAAAATACCCAGGACGGGTATCGGCGAAGTGGTACTCGTAAGAACCTCCACCTGAAGCCACGATGACGTTACCGTCACGTAGCTGAGGGACATCTTGTAGTATCAGTAAAGACTGATAGATGTCATTGAGTAAAGGTTCCCACCCGAAGTGGTACTCAAGCCAGAGCGAAGAAAGCTCTTTTTGAGCGCGTTTGGCGGTGACCTCGGTAGATTGAGGTCCACGTTTCCTGGCACGCCTATTGGCTTGACGCTTTTCACGAACGTTGGGGGGACGTGGTCCCTTACCATTTGCCCACGCGGTAAACGCGCGAGTGTTCG